CCATTGTCCGTCTGGTGAATAATCTACATCTACATCTTCACAATAACAAGCACCAATTTTATTTAATGATGTGTTCTCTGCACTATTAAACATGTAACTAATCTTCCAATAGTTTGGTGTGGTAAATATAGCACCCATAGCACCACCTTTAAAACCTGGTGCTGAGTTGTATTTAAATATGGCAATAATCTTTTCTACTGCGACTGCCTCCTCATTACTTCTAGGCCAGAAATCAAATGTAAATGAGAATTTTCTATGTGTTGGTGAGTTATAAAACATCTCACTTCTAGGATTTACTGCAACGCCAGCTCTTTTAGCGGCAAATCTTACGGGGTCACCTACACCTGCAAGTGACACAAATTCACCTAAAATAGTTTTTGCATTTCTGGCAACACCACCTATAACACCTTGTAATGCAGCTTCAACTTTATTTGCCACACCCTCTGCACCTGCGATTGCAGCTCCAGCTGCCTCTATATCTCCTACTAAACCTGTTTCCTCTGTATCATATGTTTGATTATATGATGTCTTTACACCTGCCGGCATATACAATGCAATGCCTGAAGTTGATATAGAATGTGATGGTGTTTTTGCTGTAATTTTTGATTTCTCAAATGGTTCATAACTATAAGTTTTATATTTGCCTGCTGGTCCTGTCGTACCTGTTTGTACTCTCTTTGACCTAAAACTACTTGTCTGAGGACTATATCCTACGAAACCTGATTCAAATAATATGTAGTGACCAAGTTCATTACTACCTAAGTCTAGTGGATATTGTACAGGACTAAATGATAAAGGATTTGCCGTTTGTTTTTGTGAGGGACTATCTGGTATCTCCATACCTGACTTCTTCGACAATTGAGCCGCTACTTTACCTGCGTCTTTCTGACTGCCGGCACTAGTAAAATTATTGATAATCTTACTGACATGAGGCATGGCAAAATTTGTTGCGACTTGTTTAAATGGTTTAAATGACATGTATAAATAATCCTTAGTTAGTAATATTTATATAGGTAATAAGAGTGATATGAGAAAGAGTTATAAAGGTTTATATAGACCAACCAATCCAAAGAAATATGTCGGCAATACCAGTCAAATAGTGTATCGTTCACTATTAGAAAGACGGTTCATGCGTTATTGTGATTTAAACAAAGATATTACGCATTGGGCAAGTGAAGAATTGCCTGTTAGATATTATAGCCCGCTAGACAAAAAATATCACCGATACTTTCCTGACTTTGTTGTAAAGACTGTGAATGGTGATAAGTACATGATTGAGATAAAACCCTCCCGACAAGCAGTGAAACCCAAACCGCCAAAAGCAAATAAATCAAAAAGATATATGCGTGAGTCATTTGAGTATATTAAAAATCAGGCCAAATGGTCTGCCGCTAGACAATACTGTGAAGATAAGGGTATGCAATTTAAGATTATTACCGAGAAAGACCTTGGTCAATACTAGGCACCACCGTAGGCTTCTCTATCAAAATATGCGTCACTACCTGTAGTCAATGAACCTGTGTATGTTTCGTTTTTAACATTACTATTATTGGCACTATTGTTTGTAGTATTATTCTGAATAATGACCTCTGGTTCGCCACCTTTTTTACCATATCTATTAAGAGTTTCAGTTTTGTAAGTTGTTTCTGTTGTGTCGCCCTCGACATTTGTTACAGATGATTTAACAATCTCATCACCTTTTACAGTTTCTTCAGCCACAGAACCACCTTGTGTCATTGAGTCAAACACTCTCTTATATGCCTCAGCAGGAGATTCACCGCCTGGGAAACCTGCCTTGACAGCAGCCGCACTTGCAGCTACAATTGCTTTAAATGTTTTACCCATATCAAATATTTTTTCTTTGAATGAACCAAAGTCAAATGTAAATAGACCTTTAAAAAAGTTTATTGCTTTTGTGACTACACCATCCTCTCCAAATAAGAAACCTTTTATAGTAAATGGATTTTCGGGGTCACCTAGATTAAATAAGTCTTGTACAAATGCTATAGCAGCGTCAATTGGTGTTGTTACAAGTGTGAATAAGAAGTCTGCTGTACCACCAACTAGGTTTTTAAGACCTTTTGTAATTCTTTCTAAATCTAATGTAAATATACCTGTTACAAAATCAACAAGACCACCAACGGCAGTAGAGAAACTAGCAGTAATATCTGTACCGAAATCACTTATGATTGTTGCCAAGTTTTCAAGACCTAGAAATTCTAAACCAGCAGCAATAGCACTTGTAGCTAATCTTACAAAACTACCTATAAATCCATCTACTATACCTACAACTGCACCTCTGATACCATCAGCAAAGCTTTTTTCTTTCTCATACTCTTCCATGAAACCTGCATAACCATCAAATATTCCCATAACTAATGTAATAGGCAAGAATAGTTTACCAATAACTCTACCGATTGCTCTTAATGGCGCCAATATTTTATTAATTGCACCACCGCCACCACCACCTGCACCGGCAGGACCACCTGAAGCACCTGCACCAAATACGGAAGTAAATGCACTTTTCATAGGTCCTACTACATTTGCAATACCTGATTTGATACCATTTAATGAAGTTACTGCCATAGCATAGGCTTTTGAGTTTGTTATCTTCTTAACAAAATTTAATTCAGCAAATTTAGCAGCCAAACCTGTAAAAGCAGGTAACTTTATAGAAGCAAATTTGTTACTAGCAGCTAATTTTAAATCATCAAGTCTTGTAATGAAATTAGATTTAAATAATTTTAAACTGTCTGTTGCATTGTCTATAAATTTGGCACCTAAACCAAGTGTACCAATTTTAGATACACCACTTGCAAAGGTAGCCATACCCTTGATACCTTTTAACTGACCAGGTAATCTAATCAAATCTTCAAACATTGTGCCTCTGGCAAATGCAGCCAAAGCTGTCAAGGCAGCTCCAGCTGCCAATACACCAGGTATACCTTTAGAATCTTTTAATTCTTTGATATCACCTTTCACACCACCAGTTGGACCTGCTGGCACTTCTTGTGCGTTTTCTCTACTTTGGTCTCTTAATCGAGCNGCCTGTTCNTTATCAAAGATAAACATTGCCTTGAANATNCTAAGCATACTNTCTGTATTCTTTTCATTCTCTCTACCAATAGACCTTAAATCTTCTAATAAGGGTATTGATTGTGAAGCACCACTATCACCACCTGCCATTGCCATTTGTCCACCTTTTAACGCTGAACCTACAGCTAATTGTGCCGACTGAACGGCAGCCATTATTGCACCTTTAGTTTTACCCTTATTATCTGCCATTATTTTTTACTCTTACTTGTGCCTGTGTATAGACCAAACCAGGCTGCACCAGCACCAACAACGATACTGATTAACCCACTCTGTTCCATAGTAGGAGCAGGCAAGTTCATATACCATATTACACACTTATATAATAGTACAATGTAAACTGTTAAGAACAATCTTGGAAATATTCTCCAAGCGTCAACAGCTCTTGCCATATGAATAAGTTTAGCATACGGGTTTATACCAAGGTCTTTGATTGAAGTATCAACTTCTAAATCAACTTGTATTTTCTGTTTTGGTTCTGCAACCTTAACATCTTCTTTTATTTCTGTACTCATTTTCCTTTTGCAGCCCTCTCCCGCTGTTTTTCGTTTTCTTCTTTTATATGGTTCACTAATAAATCCATATAAATTTCCCTCTCCCACGGTATCATATTTTCTAGTTCACTTAGAGAATATTTATGGTGTTGCATTAAAGCAAAGTTGACCTGAAAATAATTCTCTAGGTTGTCATGTGAGAGGGCTATCCGAAAAAACTTTGTAGCCCACTCAGCATAATTTTACTAGTCACTTTGGTTTTTGGATTTTCTACCTCAACCTCATGTTGTAATCGTGGCATTGTTGTAAAGAATTTTTGAATATTCAGAAAAACATCACTTGATAATGATTCTAAAAATTCATGCAATTCTTTTTTAGTATAGTCACTTGCTTTATGTACAGTTTCACCATCATAAATTTCGTGAATGACATTTGTAATTACATCAAACAATTGAGCTGTCTTCATGTTAGCTGCGTCCATTTTAGGGTCGAAACTATCAATAGTAGGATATGACAATAACATTTTAATTTTATCATTTACTACTATCTCATTTGTATGTGCGTCATCAACTTGCACCTCAACTTTTGACAAATCTAATTCTACATTTGCGTAAGTTTCTTTATCATCAGGACAAAGTAACTTTAATTTAGCAACCTCACCTACTGACTTAGCACGAATGTTTAAAAATATGTACTCAATGTCAAATGTTGGTAATACTTCTACATTAATACCACCAAATGTACATGCGTGTACAATTTCTTTAAGTGCCTTGGTCATCTCGCCAGCGTTATCGGACTCCATGGCTAGTAACAAAATCTTTTCTTCTTTTACAAGAAAAGGTCTGTACTTGACTTGTACATCACTTGATGGTAATGTCAACTCATATGTCGCTGTTTCTAATATAGGCAAAGCCATAATATTATCTCCTTGTTAATTATAAAAATGGTGGAAATACTCTTCCACCAGTAACTCTACCAATTGGTAGATTTCTTTTAGCTGTTTGTAGTACATCTCTACCTGCTCGTCTGATTTCAGGCGGCAGTCTATTTAGTATACCACCAAATAAACCAAAATCTTTTCCTGCTTTGATTGTCGGCACATCACCAAATGATGAACCTACACTTGCACCATTAATCTGGTCAATAGTTAAATTCTTCCAAGTTCTAAAGTTTAATGTAATTGGAATATTTACCTGTGTGTTCGTAGCGCCATAACTGTAATCATATGAACCAATAGTTTGTGGATATACTTCATATAATCTTACTGCATATGTAACTCTATCTCTGTCTTGTTCAGCACTAAATGAACCTAACTGAAATATATCTATAGTACCAACATAGTTGTCATAATAATCCATGTGGTGTGTATTGATATCCATAATTTTCTTTTGCCAGTTTTCAAAGAATGCTCTTTGTCTTAAAAACTTATCACCATAGAAACTTGCCTCAATAGAACCACTAAATTTATATGCATAAGGCATAAGTCTACCAGGTCCGTATTGTCTATTTTCTGCTGTTGCAATATCTCTACTTGGCATGGTAATGTTTTGACACATCATGCCAACATTTCTTTTTAATTCATTACTCTCTAATTCATTCATGTCACCTTCAGCAGCCGATACATCTCTACTGTATTGATTGCCAGGTCCACCATATTCTTTATTTACTTTTAATGTCGCTGGTGGTTGTATCACAACCAAATATCTTGATGGTCTAGCAAGGCCTTCACCTTGATTTACTTGTGCTATAAATCTATTGATAGTTGTTTCAGGATTACCACCTGGCTTTCTCTGTAATCTACTATCACCACCGACATTATCAAGTGACCTATCTCTAGGAAAACCTATTCTAATATCTTGACCAAATATTCTTGTACCGCCTCGTAAAATTGCCATTACACACTATGCCTTTTTCTATTTTTTAAATGAGCTGCCTCTACATCATCTTTACTTTGACCATAATATTCGACAGCATGACCTTTTGTACACATTAATGAATTGACTGACTTGCCGTCCAAGAACACATCACCTAATATTCTACCAAACTTACCTGTTTCATCACCTTTATAGGTTTTGATTGTAACCTTTTTCGACTTCTTAATTTGTTCTTGTAAAAACTTTTTAGATAGTAGACCATATTTCTTTTCTACTTTATCTCTTGTTCTACTTTCTGGTGTATCAATACCAAATAGTCTAACTCTACTCTTATACTTGATATCAAAACCTAAATCAAGCATTACATCTATTGTATCACCATCAACAATCTTTGTTACTTTGTCAACACGATAACTAAAATCTGTTTGGTCACCTAGTTTCTGTTTTGCCATTATAGTACCTTGCCTTTATTTGGTCCTGATTTAATTCTATATCTACTAGAACCACCAGCATTGATATCCACTTCTCTTCTTAAATTTTTAGAAAGTTCTAATTCTTTCTTGTGTTTATTAATTTTGTTAGTGTGTTCCGTTAATTGTTTTGTTCTATCTCTGTCCATATTAAAAGTTCTTTCTAGCGGCTGCAAATACACCACCAATTGTTCTACCTGTAAACTGAGCAACTGGTAAATAGGATGCTAATGCCATCTCATCTGTGTCAATTCTTAAAAATTTAGACCTGACTTGTGAGTACAAATATCTTTTTATAGCCACTTTGGTATATTTATTACTTTTTATAGAGTTATATGAAGCTATTATTTTAGTTGATTGGTCAAACTTACTATTAGAAGCATATGATTGTAATTGTTGTAAAAATGCAAATCTGGCACCGTAAGGTAGGTAATGAAAATTAAGACCTATAAAACCACCTCTCATAGGTTCAATTGGTAATACTAATGGAAAAGTATCGTAATATGGCAGTCTTGATTTTGTTTTAGGGTCATAGAAGAACATGCTCATACGACCACCACTTGGTCTGCCTGTCTGTCTACCAGAGGCAAATAAGTCACTTGCACTACTTCTATCAG